GGTAAAGTACTCATACCAAATCCTGCATTTATAATTCTTACATCTGTAACATCATCATTACCTGTTCCAGTTTCTTGAACAATTTTATTTCCTGTGTAGTTGTCATCTTTTGTTGTAGCGTCTTCTAATACAATATGGTCAAAAGTTTCCATGCCATAATCTGTAACACTTCCTGATTCAGGTGCAATACCACCATTTACTACTGATACTTTTGCTGAACAAGCACCACCAGTATCATGTGTAAAGTTTACAACATCACCTATTGCATAACCTTCGCCACCATTTCCTACAAATATATCTGTTAAACTTCCTAAACCTACTTCACCTATTTGAATATTACAACCTACACCACCTGCACTTATAGAAACAGAATCATCTGTAGAATAGTTTGCACCATCATTTGTAACAGTTAAAACTGATGGTATAGATGTTATTATTAGTTTAATGTAAGTGGCGTCTGTATCATGTTTAGTTCCTATAATAGTTTCATCTGATGAAAAAGTACCTACAAGAGTATCTTCATTCAAAATAAATTCGTTAGTAACAACACCTGCAATATTAAATGTATTTACAGTTTCTACAACAGCAGTTGCCTCAGAAGTTTCACCTGTGATTGTTCTGCCTATTAAATCTGTCGGGTTGCCTACTGATGATGTTGCTCTTAATATTTTTTTACTATCAAACTTTCCGTCTGATATTCTAAGCATATTTTCTTTAGGATAAATTGTTTCAGAGTTTTCATTGAACAACATTTTAAAAAATACTTCATTTGCTTTTGCTGTTCCTTTTGCAAGATATAATGAACGAATATTTTTTATAACATTAGTTTTATCTATATCACTATCTAACTTCTCTGGTAGAGTTGCCATAAATTCAGTTCTCATTTTAGTTAAGAAGTTATTAATAACTTTATCTGGGTCTCTAAAGTTTGTGAGTTGCTGAATGTTATTTACAGGATTAGGTTGATAGTTATCTATGGTTGCACTTGCACCTGATGTATTACCTGTAACAGTTTCTCCGTCTATAAATTTATCTTGAGCAGATACATATAAAAATCCGCCACTATTATTTTCTACAAGAACAGTTGATGTTGCACCTGATGTGGCACCTGTAATAGTTTCACCTTTTTCAAATTTACCAAAAGATGAATCTTCTTGTAATATTTTATCACCATTACCTTCAGTTGTATTATTAGATGATACTCTGTTAGCGTCTAACAATAATACATCTGTTAATCCTGTTTCACTTTCTAATCGGATGCCGTCTGTTGATTCTATACTTGTAATAGAAAGTTTTGCACTTTCCATAAATATGTAATATTGTTTTACAAATTCTAAGAATCGTGGATGGTCATTTAAAACAAATTCAGGTGCCTGATGTTTTAAAAGAGTTGATATTTTATCTTTAAATAATGCCATTAGTAACTAGATGAAGTTGTATAAGTTGTTCCACCATCTGAAGTACCACTTGCGAAAGTATCACTTTCTACTGATACAGTTGAATTTGCAACATCTATTTCTAATATTTGGTCTCTAACAGGTATTACATCATTTGACCTAGGTTGTACAGTCAATTCTACGACTGTTGAAGCACTACCTCTAATGTTTGAAATAGAAGCAATATTTAAAGATGTTAAAGTAACTTGACCTGTTGTATAATTAATTGTACCTTGTGTATTGTTTTGATAAGTTTTAACGCCACTAACTAAGTAATACATCCTAACATTGCCTTGACCATCATCATTTAAAAACATTTCTTCATCATTACCTTGTATTTTAAATCCTGTTGATTCTAAAATACCCCCAGCAGTTGTATTGTGTCCTGAATGAGGATTATATAATGCATTTCTAAAGTAAACATTATATGTTTTTGCACTACTTGTTGTAGGTGTGAAATTTTTTCTAATTTTTAATGTAGTAATATTTGATAATATAGATGTATCTGAATCATCTATATCTTGCACTAATTGTGAGTATCTAAATAGACCTTCAAATTTTTTCAAGTTTGATGTACTATGATTTGTTAATGTTGTAGTAACTAAAGATTTTATTGTATCAGCAGATTTAGTTGTAGCATTTTCATCAAACTTTACATTACTAGTAACAAGTATTGATGTAGTTTCTGGTGTTACAATTTCAGGTGTTACGCTTGCAAGATTATATTTTTTTAAGTTGTTTACAATATTTAATTTTGAGTTTTCTGTTAGAGTTGCACCTGATTGAGGAACAATACCTATAAAAACTTTTCCGTAAACAGGTGTTTCGGCATCCTCTCCACCATATGCACTAATTGATAATGCATTAGGATAAAATCTTTTTGTTAAAGTTTCATAATCTTTAACTGTAACTGCCCTGTTTTGAGATTGAAACTGTAAAGGTGCATTAAATCTAATTGAGTTGTTAGATTGTGCTAAAGCACCACCTTGTGAAACATTTACATTTGCAATTGATACATCAGTAAATCCGCCAACAGTACCCTCTAAAGCAAATGATGAAGCACCATTACTCTCACTCATGTTAGTTACAATGTATTCTAAGATTACAATATTACCATCTACTAACTCTTTACCTAAAACACCATCACCAAAATAAACTTCAAATCTACCATCATTATTTTCTTGTAAGAAATATACTTTTGATGTTGAATCTAATTCTGTTAATGTATCTGATTTTGTATATGTGTTTTGTGTTGTATCACTAGATGAATTTTGTATTATAACTTTTAATGTAGATGTATCTGCCTGTTCATTAGGTATTGTAAACTTTTGGTCTACATCTGAAGAATCTACGGTGTATTGAAATGATACAGCAGTACCCTCATATAATGTTACATTAGAAAATTTGTAAACACCATCAGCAGGTGTAATTGTAATATCTTCATTAGTTATATAATTGTAATTAAGTTGACCTATTGTACTACCAAATGTAGTGCCTTTTGCCATTGTGATTGAAGCAGTACCACTAGGAACATTATTAACAGTAATATCAACAACAGCTTGTGGTGATGTTACTGAAGTAGGTGTATAACCTAATTGTTTTGCTAATGCGACAACATTCTTACGAATATCAGCACTATCTAAATATAATTCGTTTGATAACATATTTGCATTATATGATAAGTAATGTGTATTGTATGCTAATAAATCTAATAATATAGACATACCTGAACCTTCAAAATCATAATCAGAATATTCTGCTTGATTTTGTAAAAATAGTTTTAAGTTATTTCTTATCTGGTCGTAATCTAATTCAGATACATCTAGTCTTTTACTTGTTGATGTTGCCATGTTATCTTAATCTCTCTAAAAATGTTTCTACCTCTACTGGCGTTTGTGTCCCTATAATAATAAATGATATTCTAACAGAATATGAATTAGAATCCATTTGATTTCTTACATTAACAGATGTAAGTCTAATTCTTGGTTCATGAAAATTTAACAATTCAATTATCTTTTGTTTGATAAATTGAGTTGTAATTTCAGTCATGGGTTCAAATAATAAACTTCTAAGACCAGAACCCAAAGCAGGTCTAAAAAATCTTTCGTAATGGTTAGTGTTAATTAAATTTCTGACACTTCTTTTTACTGCTTCAGCGTCTGTGAGTTTATTGACATCTTTAGTTACAGAATTTAAACCAAAATCTAGGTCTAAATCTTTATACTGGCGATTTACTCTTTTAGTAGTGTTGTTTTTTGTAGCGTCATAATTTGGCATAACGCTAACTATTTATACGGACTATGCTGTCCTTTTCCACATATAGACAACAATATATGGTTGAACGATAGTATGTGCTGAACCACTACCTGTAAAACTTGAATTAACAGAAGGACCATTACCATCGCCAGCGTCTCTAACAAGTTCCATATTACCAGCGGCACCACCTGTTCCTGTGCCTGAATCATTTGAACCTACTGTATGTCTATGTGAAGGTAATTGTGCCTCTGTAAGAGTATGAGTTTTAGAACCACCTGTTTCTTCTGCACCATCAAAATCTGAATCTGAAGAATCAATACCTATAAGAACACGACCTGCACCAAAACTTGACCATGTACCAAATCCTAATAGTGTGCCAGGATTTGTTGCATTACTACAATTCATATAAATTGAACCTACAGGATATGCATTTGAAATTGTAGCAGTTACACCTGATAATGTTGTAAATGAAACTTGACCTTCACCATTTGTGGACATAACTTGCCCACTAGAACCATCAGTTGTAGGCATTATGTATGTACCATCACCACCTAAATGAGTTAGGTTAGCATCCATTTCATCATGAGTTAATGCTTTACCTTTATCACTTCTTTTTGTTAATGCCATTATGCTGTCCTCTTCCACATATACACTACAATATATGGTTGTAAATTATTATGGGCAGTACCATTACCTACTGATGATGTATGAGCAGCACTTGTACTAAAGAAAGCATTTCCATCGTTATCTATTCTTACATTTGATTCTCCTGTTGTTGTTCCATATCTAGGAGTGTCATCTCTACCATAACCTGATAAGTGATAGTGAGATGGTAGTTCTGCTTCTGTCAATGTGTGTGTTTTAGAACCACCTGTTTCTTCTGCCTCATTAAAATCAGAATCACTATCATTGATACCTACAGGCACACGACCTGCCCCAAAAGCTGTCCATGTGCCAAATCCTAACAATGTTCCTGGATTAGTAGATACTGAAGCATTTATATAAATTGAACCAACAGGATATACTTGTTGTAAAGTACAAACTGCATTACCACCTGATGTTATTGTATTTGCTTCAGTTGTTAAAGTTTTGTTTGAAAATGTAATTGTTTTAGATGATAATCCTAAAGTTGTGCCATCACCTATTTCATTATAAATTTCTAAAAAGTTATCATTTATGATATCTCCACCAGCTCTTAAAGATGAACCTGTTCCATCATCTGCTACACTACCTAATCCTATAATTTGTTTTGCCATTTAACTATTTATGTAAATACTCTATCAAATTTTACATTAGGATTATCAAACGAAAAAGATGTGTTAGAAAATCTAGTTCCTGTACCACTAGGAGCTTCATCTTCTATTTCAAAAGTACTCCGGTCGGATACTGTATCACTAAAATATTCTCCTACATACGATATTATTGGACTTGTTGTACTAGGATTATTTTCTAAGTAATCATCTTCAAAATATTGAAACACAGATGTTTCAGTATTAAAATCTACATCTGGGTCGCCTAATGTTGTTTTGTCAAAATTTAATGTTGCTGTTTGTGTGTTATCTGTTAAAACTACCTCTAAAGTTGTATCTGAGCCATTGGGCTTAACAGTAAAGGTACCTGGATTATCTACATCTACTACTTCGTAGGTGATACCGAATTTTGTAGGCATTATAATCCACCGACATTTGCTAATACACTAAGAGAGCCCATAGCACATATTGTAGGATGAAAACAGCCATGACCTGTTGTAGGACTACCGGAAACTGCAATAGGTCTACCACCTACTAAAATAGATGTATGTAATGGTATCGCCATATCACCACAAAATGTAAA